GTTCGGATGTTAATCTTGAACCAGCCTTAATTTCTTCATAGTATTTGTTTTTGAGACTGTCTAAATGACTTTTTGCATTAACAAGCTCTTCTTTAAAAGCTAGCTTTTTGCGTTTTACGTCTCTTTCCTCATCTAATTCTTCATCATATGAAAATTTATCTTCAATTAAAAAATCAACTTCTTCTGAAGATAAATGAGGTTTTGTTTTTTGATAATATTCTCTAAGCAAGTTTTGATCATCAATATTTGAATAATCTTTGTTTAAACTTACGTAGTCTTCAAGCGTTCCGCCTGTTTCATTAATAAAGTCTACGACTTTTTGTATATTTTCCGGAAGTTCAATACCAGAATCTTGTTGTTCTTGAATAGCTTCTTTAATATCTTCCGCTAATTCTTGAGCTTCTTCTTGTATTACTTCTTTTGCAGGCTCTTCATCGGTAATTTCTTGTAAAACTACTTCTTCAGCGGCCTCTTTGTTTTCTTCTCCCACTTCTTGCAATTCCACTTCGGCTTCTTGCCCTGCTTCTTTGCTTTGTTCATCGCTGCGTAGCACGCTTTCCTCTGTGGCTGATTCTTGAACGGCATCTTCTTGTGGTTTTTCTTGTTCTGATACTGGCGGCTTAGATAAATCAACTTTATAAGTATCAGTCTGTTTTTCAACTTCTACTCCAGCTTTTTCTAATACGGCCTGTTCTTTTTCTTGTATAGACGGCTCTTCGCTGTCTACCAAATTAACTTTTACTGTGTCTGACATGATAAGATATTATATAATTATACACTATAGATTACTTAGGTTCAAAGGAACCTAAATTAAAATTACCACTAATTATATCGTTTCCAGCGGATTCGAAGCTTTTAGGTGGTAAATTGTTTTTTCTTTGATCGATTAATTCAGATTGTTGTGATGCAACTAATCTTGTTCTATCATCCTTACGATCTTCTTTTTCTCTTAATTCCTGTTTTTTAACGCCCAATGTAGATTCTTGTAATTTCATATTTATTTGGAATTCCAAGTTCATTAATTCTTTTTTCAATTGAGCCTCTTGAATTAACTTATTGCTTTCTAAGTTTGCTTTTGTTTGTTCAAGCTGCATTTTACTTGATATTAAAGCTTGTTGTTTTTGTATTTCAGCCTGTGCTGCAACCTGCTGCGCTTGTGCATTTGCTTGTGCTTGCGCCTGAATGTTTTGTTGCTGAATTTGTTGGTCTTTAAGTTGCTTTTTACCTTTGCGTATTTTAAGCATTTGATTTGCAAGTTTTAGATTTTTAATCTCACGAATATCAATTGCATCATCTAAATCAATTAAACCAGCTGATAAGGCCACTTGAATATTATTTTCAAGTAATTGTTTTTCTTCCTCATCAGGCATTAAATCAATAAATATACCAAAATCATATAAATGCAATTCATCTAGTTCAGCTAACGTTGCAACATTATGAACACCTATTTGTTGAATAAATGCATTTTTTGTTGGTGAATACTCAATAATATCAGAAATTCTTAATGATATTTTTTCTGCAATATCTGCCGTTAAAAATAATCCACTTTGCAATATATGTCTGGTCGCTGTATTCGAATTCATAGCAGCTAACTTTTGTACACCAACCAATGCGTTTTTATCTGGGCTACTACCATCTCTTGCTTCATTCAATCCAGTGGTATCCCGCATCATTTGCAAATAATAATTATACGTGCTAATTAACGATGCGATCTTATTACTACCCGGATTAGAAGATAGTTGTTGAATTGGTATTTTGCCTGGGTTTAAATCCCCCTCTGACGTAAATGACCGGCCAATTATAGACCCCGTTTGGAAGAACATGTTTAGCGCTTCTTGCGGATTATAATTTGTACCATTTCCTAAATCAATTTCAGCTAAACCGTCCGCGTCAAGATAAACACCATCAGGTACCATTCTTGACATTACTTGCTGTATTTTTAAATGTGTTAATTGAATCATATCAGCAAACCCAGTAATACGGCTAACTAATGATTCAACTCGACCATTATACATTCTTGGCGCAACAATAGAATAGTTCATTCGAACTTTATTCATATCACTTTTCATTCGCAACATATTAGTTGCTATTTCCCATTTTGCTAATTTGCGCGAGCCTAGTATATAAGCGCCTTCAAACACTACCTCAACCGCTCTTGATATTTTAGAAAATTTAGCTCTTGGGTCATTTGGCGGATTAAATAAATCATTTTTAGGTATTACTTTTTCTGCTCCAGTTATAGTTTCTTTTATCTTGTAAACTTCATTTACATAAGTCTTATAATTAAAATATAATACATCAACAGTATTTACATCATACTTATTATTATCTGTATTTTGTTTATTATAAGTTTTATATTGCGTTGTGCCCTTTTCTGTTATATTTTCTAAATCTTCTTGCGTAAGATTAGGAAATTCTTTTTTAAGCTCGTTTACTGGAATTGTTTTAAGTTCGCCAACATAATATATATCATCAAAATAAGGCGAATCTGTATATGAATAAACTAAATTAGCAGGGTCTACGTATTCAATTTTAATACCCTCGGCTGTTGAAAAGGTGGTTTTAGTAGCGCCCATTCCTAATACAGCTAAATCATAATAAAATCGCTTTTTAGTTAATTCGTATTTGTTTTGTTCAAAAACAACTTTTAAAGCTTGCTCTTCAGCCATTTCAACAGCCTGCTTATAAGTTAATTGCATATGTAATTGCAACTCTTCTTCGTCTTGTGGCAGTTTATCGGCTTCGGCTTGCGCAATTTGAATACCAAAATTTTGCATAGAAAAATCAGCAAGATCTTTAGTTTTCATATCAATAAGCAAACCTTCCATATACTCTGTACGCTTTGATATGCCATAAGGGTCTTGTGAATATGCTTTTATATCATATCCTCTTTCTGCAATACCATTTACGACTATATCAACAAACTTAGGTATAATTGGCACAGGTTTCCAATCTAAATTAAGATAAGACATATCCCCATTAATTGAGAGCTCATCTTTATATTTTTGCACAGACTGCTCCCCACGCGCATATAAGCGTAATTTATGAAAATTTTGTTGGTTTAAATGATAACGATTTGTTCCAGAATCTCTTTTAAACCATTCATTTTCTATCGCACGAGCAATTTTTTCGCCATATGCGAAGCTCATTTTTTCTTCATCGCTAGCAACCTGGCTAGGAAAATAACTTTTACTAATTGCTTCAGACATTGTTTCTTATTAGTTTCGAGGTACTACCATCGTTTTTATATCTTGCGATATTAAAGTTTACTTTCAATTTTGTTCTATCTTGATTAGGGGCGTATAAATTTTTGTTGCATGCCATAATTGCTAACCCCGAACTAATAGCCGCATCAAATTTTGTGCGTTTATTAATATCAAACTTAGCCCAATCGTTTAATGTATTATTAAAATACATATTTCCATACTCGCCATCTTCTAATAAACCAACATGCTTTTGTATGTATGATTCTATTGCTGCGGCGTGTGCTTGGCGTATATCTTCAGAAGAGTTAGGAATTCCACCAATTTCTTTTTCTGTAACAGATAACTTATTTGTTGATCTATCGGGCCTATTCATTGAAAATCCACGATAACCTCTTCTTCTTAAATAATATAATAATCTAGGTTTATTATTTTCTGCAAGTAAAGGCATACTATAAAAATGTAATGCCATTAATACATCTTCAAAAAACATTTCTGCTGTTTGAGGCCTGGCTACATATTCCAAAAAAAACATGTTAGCTGGAGCATCTTCCATGCTAAATTTTGTTAAACCGTGTAGCGCTCCTTTTGAACCTTGTCCGTCTGTTGTGCCCGATATATCATAAGAGTCACATCCAAAAGCACCCATATGCTCATTGCCTGGGTATTTTACCCCATTCTTTACTATTACGCGGTTTTGTAAATTTACAGGTGGCACCCAACTTACTTTAAACCTTCCATTTGGATTTGGCGTAAAAACAACTTTACTATCTTTTATACCGTTTTCCCATTGAAAACTTCCGGTAGTAACCCCGGCTAAAGATTCAATATCATCATTGTAATCTATTTGCTCGTATATTTTGGCTAAGTTAAATATACTATTTTTTGTTTCGTCGCGGAATGCGTGCTCTTCTGTGCGCGGAAACTGCCTATAATACTCATTTAAGCCGTCCTGATCGCCTTTTAAACCCTCGACCTCGTTATCCCAATGTTCTATAACCCCTTGATCTATAATCTCTCCGTATGGGCCCTCAGCTTCTGTTTCTGGCGTATTAAATACAGGGTATCCATAAGAATCAATGAATCCTTCGTAGTTCCATTCCATAGGTATGAACAAAGAATATAATCCTGAGCGAGTTTGTCCATTGCGGTTTCGTTTGGTAACATCTGAGTCATTATATAATTTTTTAAAGTTTTCGCCTCCCTTATCTAATGCATTTGATGTTGATCCCATCATACATTTTCCTATAACTCTACTACCTAATCTTAATGTAGTTTTTGTTACTCGCCAGTTATTTAATATATTATCTGGCCTTTCCCACTTACCACTTTCATCGTGTACTAACAGCTTTAATTTTTCACCGTCATAGCTGTTATCACCTGTATTCTTCCAGTCAATAGTTGTATCTAATCCCTGTAACTCTTCACGCTGCTGTCCTGATTGGATTGATTTACGCGTAAGCTTTGAGGCTGGAACCCTGTATGCAAGCTCCGATTTTGGCCTATCCATACCGTCTTGTATTGGTTTGAAAAAGAACGGGTAGTTGATGGATATTGGTACAACTTTATCGGTAAACATTTTTTTGGCGTCACTACCGGATTTTGATAATATACCAAACCTTGCGTCGGATGATATGGTAGCCATGTTAACGGTTTCTGCTGATGCCATGAATGAAAAACCAGACCGTCTGTTTTTGAGGTAGCACATACCATAACATCTTTGATCGGCTTTACAAGCTTCCCAGAATATAAAAAATAATCTATTGGCTTCTCTATATTCAGGGGCACCAACGTCAATCTTAGTCCACTGCAGGTACATGTAATGAGTGCCAGTAATATAAGTAGGCACGTCTTTATTATAAAACCAATGGC